TTATGGCCTCGGTCGTCTTTGACAGCTTCATCGCTGACGTATTTGCGGGCAACTGCAACACCACGCACAGTTACAAGGCGATGCTGGTGACCTCCGCCTACACCGAAGACCGAGGCGCTCACAGCAAGCGATCCTCAATCACCAATGAAGTCACCGGGACGGGTTACACCGCAGGCGGAGCGACCGTCACCCTCACTGCAGCGGTGAACACCACAACCCACAAGCTCACCCTCACGATTGGCACAGCAACCTGGCCGACCAGCACCATCACCGCCAGGAAGCTGGTGATTTACAGGGCCCGAGGCGGGTCGTCGTCGGTGGATGAACTGGTCGCCTGCGTGGACAATGGCGCCGATCTGGTCAGCAGCGCCAGCACGATGACCTGGAACGCCAGCACCTGGGAGATCCCGCTGCCTGCACCGGCCTAAAGCCACGGCGGAAAGCTCGGATAAGCAGGGACACCCATGGACGTTTTGATCTCGCCTGATGCGCTGGGGAAACAGGCGCAGCTCGCCTATGAGGGCAAGGCCTACCGGATGTTCCTGGCCTACCGCAACGGCACGGAACTGACCCAGGCCAGCCTGATGAGCGCCTGGAATGCGGTGAAGCTCACGGCGGGCAATGGCTATGCCGAGCTGACCGGCACGATCGGGGCCGGTGCTTGGAACAGCGGCAACGCAAGGTACGAGCTACCGGCGTTCACCATGGGGCTGACTGCCACTGGGGCCGGTTTCACGTTTGATGCCATCATCCTCCAGGTGGACAGCAGAACCTATCCCGATCGGGTGGTGCTGCTGCCAGGGCCGGAGACGCTGCAGTCTGGGCAGAGCAAGACCTACGTGTTGCTGCTGGCCCAGGGATGAGCCTGATCGTTGACATCGACCCGGTGCCCTGGAACATCCTAGAGGTGGTCAAGTGCCGAATCTTGAAGAACCGGGCGAAAGCAAAGCGAGCGGTTGAAAACTGCGGTGGAAGTGAAGAGAAGCGAGCGGACAGCTTGCGGCCTGGGCCGTTGTCAATAAGGAGAAAGGATGAACCAAGTTTTGTGTTGTCAGGTGATACGCCTTACATCGCTATTGTAACTGGTGGGCAATATGGTACAAAATACATTTCAAGCGCTTCATATACAACCGTTTTTAATTTTGGAAATGTTCCGCCAACAAGCTATGTAGCCACAACTGGCGTGTCTTATAGTCAAATTGGCAATGTTACAGTAAAGCTTAACGGAATTGCAATCGGTGATATTCAAAATCCAGGAATTGATAACTTTGTAGTTTATTTGTTTGTATGGTCTAACGGTACTGATATAGAAGAGCAAATTAAGTCTAGCGTAAATTATTTTTATGCCAACCACTATGAGTTACACGAGGTCACGCGAATACCTTTTCTTTTTAGCTTTGGTTGGGATTATATTTATGAGCCAAACCCGAACACTCCGTACCTAGTTAAACTTAATTGGAAAGTTATTTTAGTTGATTCTGATATTTTTCCTGAGCCCCAGCGGGGCGATAAGATAAAGCTTGATTTAATACCTGAAAGCTCTGTAAAGCCTCTTTTCTATCATCCTTCAAATATAAAAATTTGGTCGGCTTTAGCTGATGATGAAAAAAGTATTGCTTTTGTTAGTAGCTCAACGTATCCACCAGCGTTTTCATTATCAGGTGATAATTGTCAAAGTTTTACACTAGAGCTTCCTGCTGACTCAGGTAATCAAGTTAAATTCATACCTTTACAATAAGTTTCCAATGCCCAACCTCCCCCAGCCCGATTCCATCGAAACCCTCCTGGAAACCGTCCAGACCCGCCAGCTTGCTAACCGCCTGGCCGCTGCCGAACGCGAGCAGCAACGCCGCCAGCGACCTAAGCCGCAGGCCCTTCGCTAAGCCGGAAAGCTCCGGGGTAGTTCGCGGGCGTGATGCCCCGAAGCATGAAGACTCGATTGTTTGAGCTGCTCCAGAGCCCAGAGCCTGGTAGCGAAGGCGGAGATGGCACCGGGGCAGGGGCAGCGGCCGCTGGTGCTGCCAGTGCTGTTGCCGGTGGCACTGGCGAAGGCGAAGGCGATGACCTGTCCCGACTGCGCCACACCCTGGACCGTGAGCGCAATGCCAACCGTGAGAAGGACCGCCGCCTGGGGGCCCTGGAGGCGCAACTTAAGGAACTGACCACCACCAATCCCGATGCCGTGCGGGCTGCTGAGGCCAAGGCGCAGCAGGCCCTGCAGGAGCGGCAACTGATCGAGGAACGGTCCCGCTTGGAGCGCGAGCAGATCGAGTCCAAATACTCGACCCAGCTACAGCAGGCCAACGCCGAGCTTCAAACCGAACGCGAGGCCCGTCAGCGCGAGCTGGTCCGGGTGCAGGCCGAGAAGGCTTTCATCGGCGCCAAGGGCTCCATGGTGGCCAGCACCATTGACGGTTCCACGCCTTTTGATTCGGTATGGGCCCGCTTCGGCCCGAACTTCCGCATCGAGGACGGCACCCTGGTGGTGGTGGACGGCAACGGCAGCCCCGAGATCGATCCTGAAACCGGCAAGCGGTTTGAACCGATCAAGTGGCTGGGCCGCCTGCAATCCGATCCCGTGTGGGGCCGAAACTTTGAGCCCGCCATGGGCAGCGGCAGCGGGGCTCGCAGCAGCCGTGATGGCCGCGTCAGCACCGGCAGGGACCTGATGGCCCAGCCCCTCGGCTCGCTGTTCTCCGATGCCTTCGGAGGCGCGGCTTAGGAACCCGGAAAGATCCAGCAGCAGGGACCGATCGGTGGCGTGATGCCCAGGCCGGTCCCAAATCAATCAGCACGGCGTGATGCCCTGCGGTGAATCAACCGGCGTGATGCCACCCCCGACCTTCACCTGAATTTTCCCCATGGGATTAACCATTCTGGAGGCCGCCAAGCAGGAGACCAATCCTCAACGGGTGGCCGTTATTCGTGAACTGGCTGAATCTGAACTGATCGGCATCATGCCGTTCCGCAATGTGCAGGGCGGTCTGGACTATGCCGTGGAAGCTGAGCTTCCTTCCGTTGGGTTCCGTGGCTACAACGAAACCTACGACGAAACCTACGGTGTCATCAATCCGCAGTATGAGCGGCTGAAGTTCTTCGGTGGCGACATCGATGTGGACATCCAGCGCATCAAAAACTACGGGCCCCAGGCCAAGGCCGAGCAGGTCCAGATGAAGGTGCGCTCCATGCGCCTCACCTTTGAGGACTACGTGATCAACGGCGATGAGTCGAGTGATCCCCGTGCCTTTGATGGCCTCAAGGTTCGCGTCAACACAGGCAGCTCCCAGGCGGTCAACGTCAACGGCGCCCTGTCGCTCACAGCCCTTGATGAACTGATCGATGCTGTCGATGGCGACAACAAGATCCTGCTGATGAACAAGAAGATGCGTCGGCGCCTTACTACTGCCGCCCGCAACACTTCCATCGGTGGTTTCATCAGCTTTGAGCAGGATGCCTTTGGTCGTCGGGTGACGATGTACAACGATGCTCGCATTGTTGTTACCGACACCAATGCCCAGAACACGCAGATCCAAGGTTTCACCGAAACCTCCAGCTCCACCAGTATCTACTGCGTGACGTTTGGTGATCTGCAAGCCACCGGCATCCAGGGCCCTGCCGCCCAGGGCTACGGCATCGACATCAAGGAGTTCGGCGAAGTGCCTGATGCTCCCGTCGATCGCACCCGGATTGACTGGTCAATCGGGATGGCGATCATGAACGGGCGCAGTGCTGCCCGTGCCTACGGGATCACCGATGCTGCGGTGACCGCTTAATCATCGCTTCATCTATCCATTTCCTGAGGTACTGACTAATGGCTCGTTCTACTGGACTTGCCCCCCGAAGGGGCTATCAAGTGGATGCTGAAACCATCCTTCTCGGTGCGGTTAAAGCCGGTGCCCGTGGCCGTGCTGCCGAAACCCGCACCGGCGCCGCTCGCCTGCTCACCACCAACCTGGCTGCCCAGGATGAATGGAAGCTGGTCGCTGCCGGTGGTTCTAGCGCCTCTGGTGGCTACGTGCTCCAAGCTGCCAACGTGGCTGAGGGTGCTGCCCTCAGTTCCGCCTCCACCTACGCCAATATCGGTGTGGTGACCGCCACCGCCGGTCAGATCAACGAGGTGGCCATAA